TTTACTCTACAAAGTAAATTATCATTTTTTACTCTAGAGAGTAAATTTGGTGGAGCTGCGCGGTACCGCCCCGCGGTCCTGAATACCCTCTAACATCTACGAGTATACTTATATCACATATCCCAAAGATTGTAAATACCCCACGACGATTTTCCTACTGCGTGACATAATTATTACACGTTTATTGCCGTCATAAGCAATGAATTTTGTTTTATTATTGATCTTAATAGTCTCTATCGTGAATGTATAATTGGATGAGGGCATAATGCAACACCTTCATTAGATCTTTACGTGCATCTGCATGAGTTCCTTTTTTACCATATCGCTGTGCATACTTTAAAACGTTACCCACACAAAAGCCAGTGCCATGACCACCATCAATAATAAATTCTGTTGCTTGAAACTTGTCTTTGGCATAATGCTGTCCATAAGTAGCGTCAATATATTCTTTAAATTCTGCAATTAAATTCGCTTCATCAAATTTATAGTTTATCACGTTTGCGTCTTTTGCCATAACCAAGTCTCCTCATTATTGCCATACGTTCTTCTTCAGTGTATGACATCCATTCTTTAATTTCATCAATAGTACGACCGCAGCCAATACATGTTTTTAATTCTATATCAATTTTACAGATTTGTACACAGGGCGTAATGTACATTTTAGTCTAAACTGTAAAATAAATGATTACCAATTACTTTGGTAAGTTTATATTCCTTTGCCCACCACGGATTTACATAATTAGCATGATAAAACTCAGCACCTTTTGTAGGATCTTCAGTATTGCCAATCATAACATCACGTGCAATAACTTTTGCTTCTTTCCAAGCTTTTTCTTCAGTTGGAGTATGATCTTTAATCATATGAGTCCAACTAAATTGTTTTGATTCATATACTACATCACAAATAGAATTTGGCCAATTTTGATGGTTAACTCTATTCATTGTTACATGTGCTACAGCAATTTGGCCTTCCCAACGTTCGCCACGAGCTTCGTGATAAATGTTAAGTGCCATACATTCATGTTGTTTTGGATCGACCTCAGGCAATGACATCATTGCCGTAAGGCCAAGTATTGTTAAGCCTGCCATTGTTAAAAACCCGCTCGCTATATGGACATATTTCTTATTCATATTTATAGTCCTAGAATTCTACCTGCGTCTTCCTTTAAGCCTTTATGTGGATTGTCCCGTAGAAATTCTTTTATTTGACCAAAATAAAATGCAACATCAGGTTCATTTTCACGTTCTAGAACATTTTCACAACGCTCCATAAAATCAATCAACTCACGAAGATCGATACGACCATCACCACCCATAGCGGCTTTATGTGTTTTGCCTGCTCTTTGCATTATGCTACCTCCGCTACGCAGCTAGGAACTTTACCTTCACGAGGTTGACCAAGAATGCCAGTGATTAAATCATCACGATTATAGTCAAGATTGATAGTACGGATTGTACCCCACATCCAAAGACCACGATCATCAACTTCGTTGTAAAGTTGCTTATGACGAATATCAGCTTCTTTAGCCTCTACAAAATATTCTTCAACAAAATCGCCTTTTGCGTTTGTAGCTGTAACCATCCAGTTGAATTCCATGATATGTCTCCTTCATTCTTTATATTATTATACTACACTATTACGCATGAATTGTAAACAAAAAAATGAGCAGTCAGCTCATTTTTTTATAAATATGCAATAAGGAGAGGGCGCATGATAGACCCAATTACTGCGGTTGGAATGGCTACCGCTGCATATAATGGAATCAAAAGTGCTATAGCCACAGGTAAAGAAATAACAGAAATGGGATCCACTCTTAACCAGTGGGCCTCATCAATAGCTGACTTAGACTTTGCTCATAAACAAGCAGAGAATCCACCATTCTTTAAAAAGATGTTTGGTGCTAGTGATATACAACAAAACGCGTTGGAGGTTTGGGCTCAAAAGCAAAAAGCCCAAGAAATGCGTAATGAACTAAGAAGTTATATTAGCTTATACTATGGACCATCTGCTTGGGACGAAATAGTTCGCATTGAAGCGCAGATGCGTAAAGATCGCAAACAAGCTATATACGAAGCTGAAGAGAGAAAACAATTGATACTTGAATGGATTGTAGGAATATTAGCTGCAGGTGTAGCTATTATTATAATAGGATTTGTAATTTGGTATGTTGGAGGAATACAAGGGAAATGGTAAATGTGGATACTAGTATGGTTAGAATTAGCGGCTGCGCAAAACATTAACTTTTATCACGTGGGAAGCTATGAACAAGAACGAGATTGTAAAGTAGCTTATGAAAAAGCTATTGTATTAGTTACTGGTAAGAACCAGAGTATGGAATGCTTATACGTTGAAGTTAGATAAAAGCTTCTAGAGTATTCATAACTCTTTCGACGTTGTAAGTTTGTGTTTTATTATCTTGAAGAATATAATCAGCTTCAATTGTTTGAATAGATCCTCCAAGAAAATCTTTTACATTCTCTGCCATATCCATTGCTGTCGTAACGGGAACATTCTGGCAAATCATATTTAAATTCTTAATCCCACCTTGTAACATAAAGTCTTTTGGCATTTTCATTATGTCTAAAGCTTCGCGAGTATTAATAAATCTGTCTTCATCAGGATGTACTAAGCTAGTTGGATTATGTCCAACAAATGCGCCAATGTAATCTTTTCCAATCTCAACACCTTTACGCATAATGTTTCCGCCTGATTCAAGCTTTTCATTAATGCGCATCATTCGTTCTCCAACACGATCATATCCTTCAGATTTCATCCATTCTGCAACAGTAGAATATTTAATCTGAGCTCTTTCAATAGCATCATATGGATTATGAGTTTTCTTTGTTTTCTTTACATAGTCAAAATGAGACATGCCACCTTCAATTTCTTCTAGAACAAATCTATACATTGGATCTTCAGAAGGTTTCCCTTTATTATTTACTTGTTCAAACATTGGATCAAGTTCATTTGTTGCAGATGATCTGATTTGATCTTCAATAGTTGTATATGGTCTATTGTAGTATTTAAAAATTGGAACATGATTGCCTTTCCAAAAGAAATAGAAAGTACGATCTCTTATTTGACTTAGTCCGTGGAGGATTGATTTTGTTTTGTAGATGGAGAATGTGTATCCATATTTCTTTGCAAGTTTTCGTAACTTTGCGACAACTGGTGCTCCCATTTTACTAGCGAGACGTGGAGCGTTTTCACCCCAGAACACAGTTGGTTGGACTGATTCGAGCACATACTCTGCAGACTTGACCATCCAATCATTAGTAGTACTATCACCACTGCTAGAAGGGCTAAGGGAACTAAGACCTGCACAAGGACAGACAGTATTGACCACATCAACCTGACTAGGAGCAAGGCCACCTTTATCGAGAAGAAGATAAGGAACAGAATGATTGTAATAGTGAAGAAGCTGGCTATCATTAGCTGTAAAGTCTGAATATGAAAGAATGTACTCAGGTCTTTTTCCAAAGACTTTTTCCATTGCAATTGTTTCACCGCCAATTAACGGAACAATACTAGAATAAATCATGCTGTCAACTAGTAGTTGGGTTCATTCCAGTGCGGGTTTGGAACAACACCCTCATGGCATCTATCATAATGTACATGAAGAATACATGGCCATGTATTAGGTTCAACCCCTTCCTTATCCTCGTGCCAAGGAAAAGATAAAAAAGTTAGTGTGTTTGGATTTATTTCTTCTAACCATTTACCTATTATTTCAATATCACTTTGAAGTGCTAAAGACTTATGTCCTCTGTGATTAAAAAGATAAAGTCTTTGATCTCCAGGCTGACACGGCCAGGGCGCGCCGTCCCACATTTTGCAATGCAGCATGTCGCGATCTATCTGCGCATATTCTTCTACTTCATCAAAAAATTTATGTAAAAAATTCAATTCAACGTCAACTATCATATTTAACTAACTCCATAGTAAGTTTTAAACCATGTTACAAAACTTGCTAGTCCATCATCTAATGATGTAGTAGGAGACCAGCCAAGCGCTTGTAATTTTGTAATGTCTGCTTGTGTATCTTGAACTTCACCTGAAGCCATATCCACTAATTCTTTAGTGCCTGTTACTCCATAAGCCGTTTCTAATTTAGTTATAAAATCATTTAGACTTGTCTTTGTTCCAGAACCAATATTATATATTTCTCGTACTTGACCATCAGTATTCCAAGTATGATTCATAATAGTTTTAATACCATTTATAGCATCATCAATATATATCCAATCTCTAGACATATTTCCTTCGTTGTGCACTTGAATAGGAAGATTGTCTTGTAAACATGTTGCAAATTTAGTTGGGGCCATATCAATTCTACCATATGGACCATATGTATTAAATAGTCTCAATCCAACAGTTTTTTGAATATCTGACATATTAAACTGCATTTCATTTGCAATTTTACTTAAAGTATAATGATTCAATGCTGGTTGAATTGGAACGGATTCTGACCAAGGTAAAGCGTTACCCTGACCAACTTCACCAGTAGATGCATAGAAAACATTGTTAACACCAAATCTTTCAAACATTTCAATTAATTCAGTTACTCCTGCTATTCCAGTCATAACGTACGGAAGTTTATTCCCAGCTTCTGCAGATGTTCTTATCATCCCATGGCCAGCTAAGTGAACAGCGGTATCAAATTGATGTGCTTCGAACCACGGCCAAATTTCATCTTGACTTCTAATGTCCATACGCATAAAGTCAATTCCATCGACCTCTGTTAACAAATTTTTTCTATCTCTTTTTATTCCTTTGACAGAATCCCATAAATTAAAATTATCCAAAAGCCAAATTTGATGGCCATCACTATTTAATGCCAGAGCTAAATGATAACCAATAAAACCTACGCCGCCCGTAATTAGAATTTTTGCCATGAGGTACCTCTAAATATTTTTATCTATTTATTCAATTTACTCCATAATATGACTTATACCATTCAGCAAATTTTTCAATGCCTTCAGAGATTGAAGTAGTAGGTTTCCAACCTAAAGACCGGAGTTTAGTTGTGTCTGACCATGTTTCTTGAGTATCAGCTGGATGTTTTGGTAACAAATTTTTCTCAGCCTTGCGACCAAAATTCTTTTCAATTTCAGTAATGAAATCCATAAGCTGAACTTGTTCGCCTCTTCCAATATTATAGATTTCCTTTAAACCGTCACTATCCATAGTGCGTTGAATCAGAACTTTAATCCCAGCAACAATATCATCTACATACGTAAAGTCTCGTTTCATATCACCATAATTAAAGACATCAATTTTTGATCCATCAAGGATACCTTTTGTGAATTTAAACAATGCCATGTCTGGTCGACCCCAAGGTCCATAGACTGTAAAGAAACGAAGACCAATTGTATTGTTGATTTTTGATACCATCATCTGACATTCATTTGTCATTTTGGTATAGCCATATGGATTGAGTTGATGTCTTGTTGGATCATCTTCTTTCCAAGGTAGTTGATTGCCAGCCATAACACATGAAGTCGAAGCATATACTACATTATCAACTCCAACAATTTCACATGCTTCAATTAAGTTTTGCGTACCATAGATATTGTTGTCAATATACTGTCTAGAATAGTCCAGAGAGTGACGCACGCCGGCGTGAGCAGCAAGATGCATTACAACATCCGGTTTCTCAGCATCCAACGCGTTGACAAGCTTTGATTTTTCTTTAATATCAACTGCCCATGTTTTAATTCCACGTTCTGCTAGGATTTCTGAACGATCAGCTTTCATATTCGGATCATAATAAAATCCATTAAAATCATCTAGACAGGCTACATCCCATCCATCATCTTGCATTGACTGCGCCAAATGAAAACCAATAAAACCAGCTCCACCAGTAATTAACACCTTAGCCATGAAGGACCTCCAATAATTCTTTCTTTGTTACATCTTTATTTAGTGGGTGATTATCTAGTAAGCATTCGTACTGAGCAATCGCTTTATTCCACAGTTGTTCTTTATCCATTTGTTCTAGATCTGCTGGAGTAAAATTACAATATTCTTCACCATAGATGATTCCCTCATTATAATCGCAATATGTAATACAGAATGCTTCAGCACACTGCAACACTCGAGTTCTCCACCAACCAGAACCAATGTTATCATATGCTGGCATCAAATTACCCCATACACTTTCATATTCCTGAACCATCTTATCTTCGGTTAAACGTTCAGACTTATAAGCACCCCGCTGCGCACCATAAATTCTAACATCCCACTGCGTATCTAGTTTTGTTAACCACTTACGAGTTTTTGTTTGAACTAGAGAACTAAATATCCAAACTTTTTCTTTTGTTTCTTTATTTGGACCAACAGGAGAATCATCAAAGAAAGAAGTTAAATCATTGCTTTCTTCAATACCATAATTGTTTTTATATGATCTGCTTAAGTGATATGGATTAGGATTAAAAGTATATAGTAAATCTTTATTCCAGTCTAATCCAAATTTTTCTACATCACCGCCACTAAACGTACAAAGTAAAACTTTATTCTTTTTTTCCTCTAACATATCAATTGCATCGAGATATGCTTGATTGAATGATTTTACTTTTGCCTCATCTTTAATTGTATGATACTGATCTAAAATATGACCACGATATGCTGACTCAGGACGTTCACGTAAAGTTTTACCATACTGGATGATACCATTATATATGTCTTTTACTTGCCAGTCATCAAAGGCAACAATAGCATCTGGTCTTTGAGATAGGGCCCAAAGACCATCAAATAAGCGTTGACAAAATCCTTGTGGATTATGTAGAAAAACAATCACATGATCGTATTCAGAAATATCTGTTCCTGGCTCAGTGTATGTTTGAGTAAGTTCAAAGTCCATATCTTCAAGACAACGAACAAGTCCATAGTGACAAAGAATAACACCAACTCGTTTTCTTAAATAACCGTCGTATCTTGTTTGCTCGTGATTAAATCCAGTTACTAAAATTTTTTTCTTAGCCATTCTTTACACTCTTTTAAACATTGCATTTCATAATCATTATCATTTAGTTTTCTATTTAAGGGCGATGGATGTGGTAAAGAAAAATGTTCAATACCAAATTTTTTCAAGATAGTTGAAGCTTCATTGCCCAATGCTATAATAAGATTATAATCTATTATTGCATCAATGTACACATTTTTTCCATCAGGTTTTATGTTGGTGAATGAATAGTACTTATATCCAAAATAATCCATCCATTTGTTTAGTTTTTTAAAGGATGGAACTTCATTTAATTTTGGTGTGAACTTATTCGATGGACTTAGACCACATATCAACAAAGTCATATTTTATTCCTGCTTCGTTAAATAGAACACGGGATATCTCCCAAGAACTTTTCCATTTTTTTGGAAAATCATGATCTGGCATAACTACTCTAGAAATCCCAACTTGGATCACGCCTTTTGCGCACTCACTACAAATCGGCAATCCCCATACGTATAAAGTCGAACCATCTAATGAGACGCCATTATACGTAGCATTATAAATTAAATTCATTTCAGCATGAACAACATACTGATATTTTACTTCTTTATCTCTAAGCCTAGACTCTCCATCAAAGATGCCTCGAGGCAAACCATTATATCCTTGAGCGAGTACTTGACCTTTGGAGCCAATTGCTACAGCTCCAATTTTAGATGATGGATCTTTAGACCACGTGCTGATTTCTCTAGCAAGGTTAAGATAACGTTTATCCCATTTATTTGACAAGGTGAAAATGCCTTTCATATACGTGTAAGTTTTGAACTTGCCAGATGATATGGCCAAGTTCTATTTCAGCATGATCGCCGGTCATTCTAGCGATACTATTAAAATCACTTACTAATTTTTTCATTACATAAAGCTGCCACGCAAAATCGTTCTTGTATCCATAGATGACATCATTGGAACGCATTTGGACTACGGAATGTAATAAATTATCTCGAATATAATAAGTTACTGCATTTGTGCAAATAAAGTCATTCTTGCCATTTTCACAAAATTCTATCCAAATAGACGGCCTATTGTATACTATAGTGGCTCTACGGCCATCTGGATGAGTCTGTAGCTCATCTAGAACCATACCGTACTGATTGTAATACTTATCAGAAAAAATCAAATGGCCATAATTAGAATTGATTTCACCATGAGTATTAGCTGTATATTTCCATGCAGCAGGTGGTGCTTTTATTTTACCATTAATATCATAAATGTTAGTTGATTGGCTTTCATACCAAGCCAGTTCAGCATCAATGTATTCTTGGTTAGGTACACCAAATATTGATGGTTCATCTGCAACAAACTGAGCACCAATTAATTCAATAGTCTTTTGACCAGTTTTATCAATGGTGTAAGCTTCATCTTTAAGTTCATCAATAAAGAATTGGCGGATATCGTTTACATTATTCAGTTTCATTATTACGGATCTCACGATTTAGAAAGTCACGATCAGTACGTTGACCTGGAATTTTACCACGACAGAATGCTACGCCAAAACTAGAATAGTTGATTAGATCTTTGAATGAGTCTTCCATAGACTCAAAGTTTGGTTTATATTCAGGATCATTTTCCATAGCTTCAAGTACTGACCAAAGTCGAAGAGTTTTAGCATGGATAATATCCATAATTGAAGCTACACCACGTGGATAGTAATCAGCTTGAACAATACGTGATTTATCATTTTGATAGTCACGCGATTTTTGTTGCTGGAGTTCAGCACATTCTTGTAATACTTTTAGCGATTCACGCATAATCATACCTCAATTGTTGTGGATAATAGTATTCTATCACATATACTCCCGTATGTAAACATCATAATGAGTTGCATTTTCCCAAGGTGTATCTTTTGCCCACTGAGACGGACGAGGGCCACGAGGACGGATACGAAGGCCTTGTGTTTTTTGTTGACCGTAAAAACTCATCATACCCATTTGTTTGCGGGCATGTTTAATGAAACTGTTGCGGTTGACAAGTATTTCTTTAAGATTTGCAATCTCAGGATCATCAAGAGATTTACAAGTAAAACGATAGTCTGATGATGAGCGATTTTTGTAAGTAACATAAGCCATGATATAAATCCTTATCCGATGTGGAATTCAAAGAGTGAAAGGTTAGTTGGTGTACCGGAAAGAGTAATAGTGGGATTTCCACCACCAGGACCTTCAGCGATGAAAGATTTTAGAGTAAGGTTAAAATCTTCGAGTGTTTTAAGGAAGTCACCAAGAGGACAATCCCAAGCAATGTCGAATGTTTGGTCAAAGATTTGTTGTTTAGTCATGATATATTCTCCTTCATTACCTAAGACCATACTACACTATTTCATATCAATTGTAAACAAAAAAGTGAGCAGTAGCTCACTTTTTTTTCTTGAATATTGTGTAAAAAATTAAGATTTGATAATAGCAGCTAGCGATTATGAGATACTCATTCAAAAGATTTTTATCAGATCCAGAATCAAATCCTAATCCTGCATATAAAAGTAGTACAAAATAGGATAGGATAGGGCCAAAAAACCAAACCATTACCAAGCATTACGATCAATATTTGGTTCTGGACGATCGTCAATAGCTGCATTAAGATTACCGTGATTACCTTCGTGGTTTGGACCAATCCAACCACCCGGCTTCAGTAGATCCGGTAGCCCAAACGGATTAGGACGTCCCGGCTTAACTCCTGGCTCTTTTGCCATATTAGCACTATGGACACGATTCCAAGCGTCCCAAGCATCAACACCAAATACGTCGAGAGTGCCAATAGCAAAAACGCAAAGATCAATGAGACCATCAACAACTTCTTCAGCATCTCCATTATTATAAGCAGCGAGTGTTTCACTTAACTCCTCCTGACACATCAACAAACGAAACATCAGATACTTACGCATCAGATCTTTGTTATCTTTGTTTTCTTCAAACCATTTATGCACACCAAACTTGTCGTGCATTTTGTTGATATCTGCAACCCAATTCTCAGACATATATTTTTTCCTCATTAAATCTTTTTGTTTCCACCAACCCATAATTCATTCTTCATCCTTTTCTATTTTCCAATTGCCATCAGGTAATTCCTCCCATAGAAGAGTGTCACCGGCATCCCAACCAACTTGATTGAGAAGAGCACTTGGAAATTCTAGAAATAGTTGTCCATCTGAATCGGATTGAACTTCTAATTCATGCATTTATTATATCCAATTTTTTAATACCTGTACACCAGTTTTCCGCTGCATCTTCAACATAATGTAAACTTTTATTTGGAAAATCCTCTGAAAAAAAGCATTTATTATTTTCATCAAAGTATTTAATATAAAACATTTCATCTTTGGGGCTGAAATGAATTTCACAATAACCAGTATCATTATCAGTATGCCAAGTTTGAAGCTTTTTACCCATAGTTTAAGCTACAGTTTTAAGAATAGTTGCAACTGAAAAAGAGTCATATCCATTCTCCACTCTAATTTGCTCAGCTTCTGTATCATCTGCTGCATAGTGATACTCAAACGTCTCAGCTTCTCCTACAAACTTATAAGAAACTTTACCTGCTTTATCTGGATCATTTATAAAATTTTGTTTCATGTTTTTCCTCCTTATAAAAATATATTTATCTTTGGATATATCTTACTTATAGCTTCTGCTATCGCCCTCGCCAGTTCCATATGCTCTTTTTGGGTTCCATTTGCCGAACGTAGCTCGACATAATGTATCCAGGAGCGAATAGTACCATTAACATAGAGACGAGATACCGTGTTACCTTCTGGAAGAACGACTCTTGCTTGTTCTTTGGCAATTCCATTTTCGATTGCCCATTCATATGCTTGTTTTGCTGCATTGATAACTCCTTTTTGATAACCTTCCCATTGTTGTTGCAATTCAACGTCTGTAGTATCAATACTATTTTGTCGATTCTTAGTGTCTTGAAGACGTGCATCACGAATTACAAAATTATCATTAAGATCGCGGATGTCAGCATACCGCTGAGAAAACTCTTGGAAACTAAAGGAACGGTGGCGGAGGAGTTGTCTTGCAATGTCTCTGGTGGTTTCGACTTCGATGCAGGCGCTTGCCATTTCGAATGGTGACCAGTGTTTGTGCTTGATGAGATAGTCAAGTAACTTTGCCGTTGTTTTGGTGTTAGCTTGGTTGGATGGATTGGAGACACGGGCGCAATAGGCAATGAGGTCTTGGATGTTATCCAATCCCCTGTAAGCTGGTTCGCCTGCGTGGATACGACCGCCGGGTTGGCTATAGGAAATGAGCTTTGCATGCATTAACCTTGACCTCGATATTTTTTAAATGAACGTTTTTTACCTTTGTTCATAGATGATGTTTTGATATTACGACGACCAATGGACGTCTTCTTTGCATTAGTAAAACCTTTAGCCATAATTTACTCCAATTTAAAATCTTCAAATCTTTTATTTACTTCCGACTTATCAAAAGCCGGAGTATCATCAACTAATCCAGCATCTGGATTGTCTACATCGAATAGTCTCATTTTAGATCTATCCACAGCTACAACAAATCGTTTATTTATATTTGGATCGTTGTATCTATTCTTTAATTGCTTTACCATAATTTGGCCATTCGCAGCTAGCTCGTCATTAGAAATTAAAGCAAACATTAAATCAGCGGTTGCCGGTAAGCCAAATGATTCTGAAGTATCTTCCAAACCAACATCTGAATTAGAATATCCAGAACGAGTTGTTTGAGTAGCTGACATAATTGGCACATTAAATTCCACAGCCAAACCACGAATTTCTTCAGCAATCGCTTTAATATAAGAATAAGAGTTAATAGCACCTCCCATACCTTTCATTCTTGCTGATGCAGAAATATTTAAATAGTCAATAAAAATAATCTCTGGAACAAAATTCTTTTTTAACTTGAGCTCATTTAATAAGCCTCTGAAATGATTAGCATGTGCTTGGCCAGTTGGATATTCTTTTATAATTAATTTCCCATTAGTACGAGCAGCAATAGTAGAAACTTTATTCAACAGCATTTCTTTTGATAATGATTCTAATTGATCTATTGGCACATCTAAAAGATTGGCATCTATGCGTTCAGCGATACGCTCTTCACTCATTTCTAATGTAATATAAAGTACGTTCTTACCTTGAGTTAATGCTGCTGCAGCTACATGACACATAAAGAGAGATTTACCAACACCAGTGCCAGCAAGAGCAATATTCAGTGTTTTATTAGGAAGACCACCCTTTGTAATTTTATTAAAATATTCTAAATCGAATGGAAGACGTTCTTCTTTTTCATGATAAAACTCATATCGACTATCAGCGTTTTCAATATAATCATGGCCAATGTTAGTGTCAAAGGATACCGCCAAAGCTTTGGTAAGAATATCTGGTAAAGCATTCTTAGTTAAGCTCTGATGTTTACCATCAATAATACTAATGGATTCCATGATTGCATTATAAACAGCACGATCTTGGCACCATTTCTCAGTAGTATCTATAAGCCACTTGTCATCTACTTTTTCATGAGTAAATACATTTGGAATAATTTCTACGGCATGCTGGTATTGTTCGTCATTGAATTTATCTGATTGATCTACTTCAATCTTAAATGATTCCATTGTTGGCAAGCGATTATATTTTGCAACATATTTAGCTACTTCTTTAAATAGTTGTCGATAAACACCTTCAAAATATTCTGGTTTTACAAATGGTAAAACCTTGCGCATATATTTCTCATTTGTAAGAACATTGCGCAAGACTGTTTGTTCAATATTAATATTCATCCTTGAGCTTGACCTATAGCTGATTCTAATATAGATGATAATATCATACCTACGTGATTTTGTAAACCAATATCTTCAGTAGTTAAAGTATCATCTGGTGTAGAAACAATATCAAAATTAAAAGTCATACTGTCTATGTCATCATTTACTTTTAAAGCTCCGAACTGAAAAACTGTTTCAATGTAATCACCTGTTTTGATTCTGACATTCCAATGTTCAGCATCCTCAATAGGGATCAACTCATAATCTATGTTTTCTTTCATCGCTGTCTAAACTCCACATTTCAGTAAAATCATTGGCAATAGGTATCTTGTGAGATGGATACCCATTGGTTTTTAAAAACTCATTAAAAGCTGGAGTTTTTGGATTTATATGTTCTGGCATCAAACGGGGAAATCCATATGCATGCCCATCCGGGGGATATATTACTTTATATTTTGTCATACTTCCTCAACAATTTCGTCCATGTCCACCAAGGATTGGTGTCCTATACTATATTGTTTATTTAGGAAAGTTTTAAAATCTGTTTCAGCAAATATTGGGTCCCAGAAAGACTTACCAAGAGTTGTATCGTACCGAACTTTTGCTCCAATTTCACCAGTATCCTGATCAACTGTAGCATACCAGCCATTGGAAGGCTTAGTAACATAACCGCCAGCAAGAGCACAATCGAGCAGCCCAGAGTAATTACGGACACCACCGTCCCAGGAAACAGTAATAGGAATCTTAGATTTTTCTTTAACATATCTGCTTTTCTCTACATTAATTACAAAATGATAACCTTGAATCTCAGTTCCCTTTTTATCTTGTTGGCGACCAATAATCCAAATATTATCTGCTGAATAATAGATACCAGTACCTCCACCAACAACATCTTTAGGAAATAGACCAATTTCTTTATACGTATGATTGACGGCCAATAATGGCACATCTTTCATAGTTAAATATGGAGTAGTCATACGGAACAAGCCTTTGAGCGCTTTAGCCCGTGACATATCCGCCACAGATTTTTCATTCAAGGCGTCTTCCAATTCTTTCTTTGATGCAAGGTTACCAATAGAGTCAATCACAATAATTACGCGATCACCGCGTTCAATTTCTTCTAATTGACCCACCAAATCAAACTTTAACTCTTCAACGTTTGCAATTGGTGTATGTAACACTCTTGCAGTATCAATACCAAATTGAGTAAAGTAAGATTGTGGTGAGCCAAACTCGGAATCATAAAATAGCATTACAGCATCTGGATATTTTTTCAAATAAGCAGCTGCCATCAATAATGCAAATGATGTTTTAAAATGTTTAGATGGTCCAGCAAGCACAGTCATTCCTGGTGTAAGTCCACCATCAACTGAACCAGATAGTGCTACATTAATCATTGGCACATCTGTTGGAACCATGTCTTTTTCTGTAAAGAACTTAGATTCAGATAAAACTTCGGTAGTTTTAATCTTACTGTTCTTTTTAAGTTTGTCCATAATTGACATTATTAGTTTTCCTCATATGATATTTTGGGCTTTTCGAAATAAGAAAAATGCCTTTGATATTGATCTCTTCTATGTTTTTTAAATAGCGATTCGTCATAAATAAATTTTTTAAATTTATTCATAAAAGTAATATAAGCTAATGGCTCGCCACGTTTTAAAACATATTTAGCAGTAGGTAGATTTCTTGGGAAAGCCATAAAGAATGTTATTGGAACTATTTCTTTTGTCTTGATTCCAATGTGACCTGGAACAATTCTAAAATCATATATTTTTTCCCATAAACAATCTTGATAGAAAACGCGATTGCCAACTTCTGAAGAAAAAATTAGTGGTGTATGTGCTTTTATAATCCAAAAATTTTTATCCAGTGGGCTCCCTTCAGTTTGGTTTGGAGCATGACCTGTGAAAGACATACAATCTAAATGCGATTTAAATCTTGGTCCATATTTTTCGTGAACTTCAATAAACAAATCACTAGGAGTTTTAATTAAAACACTATGAGTAAATTGATTTAATACAGCAGGGCATCCTTTCATTGTACGGAAAGTTGTATGTTGATCTAGTCTCTTGTCGAATAATGCGTTCCAATTATTGGGTTGATAAAACCAATTCATAAGTTTTTCATTTGAATTATTGCCAGGATGATGGCGCACTTCATCCACAAGAGTTGGCATGTTTTTAAACCATTTTGGAATTGGTTTAACATCCAAAAAGTCGTCTAGTTGTAGAGACGTACCACTACCTCCTTGTGGCATCATCAGATCCACTGCAGGATCCCATTGATGATCCCAACCCCAACGAATATTTTCGGTTTTAGGTTTCTTACTAAGAAAACTTAACATTCTGCTCTCTTTCTCTTTCATCTAAATCATATTGAGATCTGTATCCATTATTAATTCTAATACATTCTCCAATGATTGTAAACCCCTTATCATAATTAAATAGTGCTGAAGTATCTTTTGGGAAACATGCTCCACCATAACCTTGTTTACCATCAAACCCTGGAACTTTAGTGTGTGATTGACCAATGCGAGGATCTGACCCAATTACACGAGAAATTTTATTAAAGTTTACACCCTCTTTTTGAGCCAAGTCGTACAGTTGATTGAAAAATGTAACTTTCATAGATAAGAAATTATTGATACCATATTTAATTAAACTTGCTTCTTTATGGCTTACTTTGAATACTGGACACGGATTACACAGACTATAATTATCATATAGTTTTTCTACATAATCAATAGAAAACTCTGAACCACCTAAGATATGGAAAGGAGGATTTACAAAATCTTCTTTTGCAGATTTTTCAGTTAAAAATTCTGGATTATAAACAATGTGATTTGCGTCAGCATATAAATCAAAAAAATCTGGCGTAATAGTTGATTTGATAATAACAACCATTTTATCTTTTAATTTATTAACAACATCTCTTACTATAGAATAATTTACACGACCATCATCGCCCATTGGTGTAGGTACACAAACAAAAGCTGCACTATATTTTGTTTGGTCAATTTCATCTATTGTTGTTCCATATTTTGGATCAATAATAGTCTTTTCAATGTCCGGATGTTGGAAACCATAATCCACAGCTTGTCCCACAAAACCATGACCAACGATTAAAATATTCATTTTGTTTTCTCCGTTTCAAAAACGCGTTTACGTAGATCAGATGTAGAAAATCTATGATCTCTTTTGTTGTAATAAATTTCAATATTGCGCTGTGAACAAATGTCACGTCCAGTAAATTTCATTGACTTATATTCTTGGCCAATAATACGTAAATCTAAATCAAACATTTGTAAAATATCTTTTAAATCTTCTTCAGTTTGATATGGAATAATTTCATCAACATATTTTACACTTTGCAATTGCAGCCAACGCTCAACCAATGTTTGAACGGGTGCATTTTTTTCTGCTCTATCTATAGATGGATCTACCTGTAAAGCACAAATCAAATAATCACAATGATCTTTTGCTTCACGAAGCATTGCGCAATGGCCAGCGTGTAACAAATCAAATGTGGAAGCAGTTAAGCCGATAATTCTTTTAGAATTTTCCATGTATGTCTCCAATCTTTAACCTGATGGACATGGTTTCCAGATCTAGCGACTGCCAAGCCGAGTTCATAATCATTTCCGCCATATTCCATCTTATCTCCAAAGAAGTATATAGCCCCATCGTGAGTGATAAAATCTTTTAAAATTTGAGATTTGTCTAAACCCTTTAGAGTAATATCAATTCCAGTTTCTCCTGCCACTTGAAAATTAAGATCGGGATATTTCTCTCTCATTTTTTCAGCTATGATTTCTCTTTCATTTTTATGCTCATCCCATTGCACATATAGAAATCTATTTTCAAGACTACAGTTTCTTCCTACAACGCTAAAGTTGACTAACCCCGGACGTTCATCAAAATGGTCACCATTCTTTGCATGAAATCTGGAATCATTCGCTTCTATTGTTAGATCTTTTTTTACATTATCTGGCAATTGAAAGTAATTTGATCTAATATTTTTATCTTGTTTCCAAACATCATTACCAGAACAATTATATACTGTTTTAGCTAGATTGTAAATAACATCTCCCACTTGAGCCAAAGTTTTATCACGGTCAGATCCAGTTACAAGATACACATTATGGTGTGCTGAAAAGTTTTCAAACCACTTTTCAAAATGTTTATTCATTAATTGTCTAGATGGAGTTAATGTGCCATCTACATCGAAAATATAATGCATGGTTATTGATGTCCAATATCATATGGTGCTATTGGGATGTTGGGTTCAGGTTTTATATTACCCATATGTCCTACAGTCTCTCTTACAATATCATTATGATTAAACTCAGCCCAATATAGTTCATATGCAACACCTGATTCGATACATTCAAATTGATGGTACAAACCTGGTTTTACTTTATGATATTCACCTATTTGAAGTTCGGTTACATCTACCAGATTATAGTCTTTTTGCCATGTACGAATAAGCATACGTCCAGACTCTACATAGAATCCATTCCATTTATAACGATGCATATGCTTAGAGCATACCCCACCTGCTTCCATTTCAATACGATGAAATTCTAAAGCGCAATTTGCTTCAATTAATTCAGTTGTTCCCCACACTTTACCTGCTTTCATAATTTATTCTCCGTTAATTTTCTAATACGAATATATGCATTGTTCAATTGCTCTTGTAAATCTAGAACATTCTGTTTTAAAATTTCAATAGTTTCTGCCTGAGATATGATAATCTTTCTATTCTTCTCAGCTTCCATTTCATCTGGTAACATTAGTTTTTCCTTTACAATAGTGGAAACAGTACATTATTATTAGCTACAATATAGTTAGGATCAAAAGTACAATCAAAAGCAATAGTAATTCTTGATCCGGACCAAGGTTTCGTATTTATTACTTGATGTTTATAATCTGGACCGGCCGGACCAATATAAATGTTTCCAATTTCATTCTTTATTTGAAATTTTGGAGTATCAACTGTTTGGTCATAAAATGAAGTGATAGTATGCTTTGGTTCTATAGTAACATAACCATGAATATCCCAATCATGTTGATGAGGCCCTAGATCAGTTCTAAGATCGCTATAAGTAGAATAATTTAACCAAGATTGAAACCACATTCTTTTGTCGTTTCCTACATAAGAACGTATTTCATTTCTAATTTCTTTAAATAAATCATACATATATTGATCAGTTGAAGACCATGAAAAGATATTATAATCCATATAGTTTCTTGTAGTACTATCCGACTTTCCATTATCTTCCAAATAATTTGTTAATGAGTATTTACATAACTCACATGCTTGAATAATATGTTTTTGATTATCCACAACAAAAGAAGATTTTTTTAACACATAGCTTTCCATTAAAAAACTCCATTTCTATACACATATTCTAAAGCATTGTTTGCTTCTTTTTCAATAGCACGATTTTCATACCAACGGCCAGTGTCATTATCAAAAGCACGGCATAAGTCTTCAATTTCTTTAGCTGTAATTGGATAACCTTTTTCTACAGCTCGACCAGCAACAGCAATCATAATTTGATACATTTTATGATACCAGCCCGTCTTATTTATCGTCATATAATCTGATGCTAGACTCTTTGGCCAAAATGGACAATCATGATAACTAGACCAGCTATAGTCTGTATTTTCTAGTGAGCTTTTACGATGTTCAATTATTTGCTTTCGCCATTCGTCTGGGAGACGGTCGAGAAAATTTCCGGAATCTCTTTTATCATCGTATCTATGTCGAGCAAGTAACTCGTCCACATCAATAGGAACACCAGAATTGCTGAAAATAAAGTTAAAAGCACCACTGTAATTCGCAGGGACATAATACATTCTGCTGAGGTCTTTAGTTTGGCGATCTCCGATGCTGTCAAGTTCAGTGTTGAGTGCCCACCAAAAATGCTTGATTTCATCTTGGTGTATATTTCTATCAAGTCTAAATACAAGCCGGAACTTGGGTAGTTCTTCCAAACTAGAAGCAGTACTATAGCAAATGAAGTCCCATAGACCAAACTTATTGATAAGGGTATCATTTAGATCTCCTTCAGGTGTCCAATCATCAACGTCAACAGCACACCAACCTGCCCAAGCCAATACATTCTTGTTTGCCCTAGTTGTGCCAATGTTATAAACAGCCGGTGATATAAGTTCTGCATCAGTCTTACCTCCTAATGGTCGCTCAGATAGTTTATACAAAAACCTTGAAAACTTATCCCATGTTTCAAAGTCAAATCGCTTATCTGTTTTATTATCAAATCTACTAGTAAATACAGTCAAAGAATACATTATGCAAAGAAATCCTCCAGTGTAGCCATTGGTTCGTGTGTCCAATCCATAGCGTCAAGGATTGGTTTCAATGGCTCAATAAATGTCTTCTCAAACATTATACCATAATCTACATGCTGATGTACACCAAATTCTTTAGGCAAGATCCCTGGAAATGAAATAACATTTTCTTTGATAGGGTTTGGTTTTTTTAAATATAAGAACTTAATCTTCTCGCCATTCTTGATTGTTTCATATCGTTTAGTAAGATTTAGATCATTCAACTTATTATTATATAGTAGTGATCCTCTTACGTGAATTGGTGTGCCTTTTGCATATATTGTTCTACGATCTTTCCATTTTTCAACTTCAGATACTCCACGAGGAAATGCCACATCTTCAGGCGGTAAGCTATTGAATTGTCGTTTGAAGTCAGCAATGAAAGATTGAGTTTCAGATTCAGAGCTATTTATGATTACTTTAAAGACTTCTTTGAATTTATTACGAACCACTTCGGGTGTTGAAGATTTAATAGCTTCAATACCCATCATCTTGAGTTTTGGTTCAGCATATTGTACACCCTCTGAATTGTGCACATTAAGAATATAGCGTTTCTTTGCTGTCCATATGCCACGATCAGCAATAACTTCTCGAGCCATTTCCATACGAGGAGTATAGCCATTCATGATAAAGAAAAACTCATCATATGATTTTGCCATAATTTTTTCAAAATGATCTTTACATATTTTATCTAAAAACTTAACAGGATCTTTTGGTTTAAACTTTTCAACAAGAGGACCCATATTGACATAGATCGAATCGGTATCAATAGCAACAATATAATCTTTATCGGCTTTTGTAATATCGTTCATGGCTTTGTTCATACATTGCTCGGCCCACTTGATAACAGTCTGGCCAGTAAGTGTAACAGATTCTGCCAGTGCATTATCAAAATATTTAAAGTACTTATTAGCAAGAGCGCCATATAAAGAGTTAAGCAAGATTTTAATGGCCATCTGATTGTTTTCAGCTTGGTTAATCTTAGAAAGAAGAGATTTATCTTTTGTTTTCTCATATGCAGATTGCGCATCAAGCATTTGACGTTTAATGGCTTTACGCTCAGCATAGTAATCAACAATCAATTCGGGAATAATACCCTGTTTTGTCCGGTCATAGGGTACACCAGATGAGGCGAGAGCATAGGTATCACTAACTTGCTTTGTACGATCATGGTTGAAAAGATAATAATCTACGCCTTGTGGAAAGCGTATAGTGTAATCTTTAATAAGTGTTTCAGGCGAAATGTTTTGTTGAACAATAATATTAGGATATAGAGAATTAAGGTCAAATGATACTACCCAGTTGTGAGATCCAACTTGTGGCTCTTTTACATAACCGCCTGCAATAGTATGGGGTTGGTCCTTATCTCTTGCCCTAGGGCCAGGGTGTCTAATAGAAGTTTCTGTAGCACCAACAATAGAATATGGAACCTTTTTGATTTGCTCAACTGGACAAATAATATTTTTACTTAATAATCGACGATAGATAATTGATTCCCAAATATTAGTAGTACCAAATGTATCACCAAGATTTACACCGCCTTTGTATGCCATAGTTAAAGCCAAAGAAATCAGGCCCATCTTTTGATCAATGCGATCTACTAGTTGAACATCTTTAATGTTATAATCAATAAACTTTTGATGGTCTTCTTTATATAACGTATATAGATTACCATGTTCTTCATATGATAGCTTTTTTTCTCCAACTACTACATAGCCTATATGGTCAAGTTTATATGATTCTTGTGGGCCATATGAGTAACCAAACTTTTGAAATAGTTCAAGATAGTCTGCCTGTTGGATACCAACAATTTCATATGCTGGAAGCATTCGTTGCATTTTCTTTACATCACGTGGATTTACCATGTTCCAAGGAGAAAGACGTCTGGCTGCTGTTTCAGAACCAATTAATGTAATACGGTTTATAAGATATGGAATATCAAAGAAACGAGAGTTCCAACCAGTAATTACGTCAGGATAATTTTTAGTCCAATAACCAAGAAACTTTGCTAGCAATTCTTCTTCAGAAGAACAATAGTGATACTGGACTTGATCACCATGTAAATCAATTTCAGACTTAGACGGATCATAAGCATCTAGTCCCCAAACTTGATAGACTGACGACTTACTAGATTTAAGTGCAATGGAAATAATTGGATAAGCCGCTTCTTCTGGCGTTGGAAAGCCATCATCTGAAGCAACCTCAATATCAAAGTTTACAACATTAATATGCTTAACGTTAAAATCAATATTGGTTGGAAATTTTTCGGTAATAAACTGATGAATGTAATTTGTTGTACCAAAAATACTAACATCACTTACATCTTTATATTGTTCAACATATTCTTTAGCATCACGCATACTATTAATGTTTTGTACTGGCACTAGATTATGACCAAACAAAGACTTAATTTCAGATTTATTTTGAGATGCCCGATATAAAGTAGGAACAAATTTAATTTTATTTTGAATAGGACTACCGTTAGCACTATAGCCACGATATAGAATAGAATTACCGTAACGATATACTGATGTATAGAATTCCAAATGAAATACCTCCGTTTGGTATATTCTATCATATTTAGCTTATATTGTAAATAAAAAAAGGGCCGAAGCCCTTAATTTATTTTTTTTCTGAAACGAAGCTATACATTTCTTTCGCTTTATTCATAAGATCGCTCATAGAATACATCTTATATGAATCTTGAACTTGTTCCCATTGGATTTTGCCTTGGTGATACATGTCTTTAGCAAATTGAATGTTTAGTTCATGTTGCTTGTCCATATATTCTTTTGCTAGTTGAAGCATTTCAGCTCTGATTTCAAATGGATTCTTATTCATTTTACCATTTTCGCCATTGCTTCACCCGCAGCATTTGCAAATGTAGTGGTTTGTTTCATCGCATCTTTGGTAAACTCTGTTTGTGTTTTGATGAAATCATGTAGAGGCTTGCTCATTGCTTCATCTTTAACCCAAGTGTTAACCCAAGTTGTTTTTGCATTTTGGATCGCATCGATCCATACGTTTGTAAGATAGTCTGTTGAGAACATAATAGTTCCTCCTGTTATGTGTGTGTGATCGAAGGGGCCATTACAGCCCCTTTGCTAAGATTCTTCTATTAGCGTTTCAGCTTTGCGATTTGCATCATACATTCTTTAGCTTCCTTATGATAGCCAAGAGACGCAAGATGTGATGACGCTCTGCTATACCCAACAACTTCACACCAGTTTTGAAAACCAACCCAAAGTTTTTGAGCAAATGAACGATGATCGATAATAACTGTATCTACTAAGAAAGCCATTAGACAAATCCTCTTAGGTTAGGGTTAAAAGGCGCAATGAGATGGGATCTTCTCATATCTGCATCTTGTCTAGCAATAGCATAAAT